GTAAAGTACGATGCGGACCAAGTCGCTGAGATCCGCAAGACAATTTCCCGCACACTGACGCCCAGCCCCAAGGGCAAACTTTCCAAAACTCAAAGCGATACCCTCCGACAGCTCGGCTCCGATGCCGGCGTCCTGTCGGCAGTGGCTAACTCAAAGTTGGTCCCGTCCTCAATCAATCCGGCACTGGCCGCAAAGGTGTTTGATTCGGTCATGGCACTGGCCGAGAACAAGCCGGCCAAGCTACTTCAAAACTATGACAAGAAGTTCATAGACCTCCAGACGCCGTACCTTAAAAAGACTTTGAAACAGGGGGTCAAGGATCTGACCGCTGAGGGGCTTGAGTTCAAGCAGAAGTACAAGAAGACCATCACCGAGCTGAACCGCCAGTTGAAGCTGAAGCGGTCCAACAAGCCTAAGATTAAAGGGCAGCTCAAGTCGGCCGAAGGAACCTTAGCCAAGGGCAGGGCCGCTAATGATGCGCTGATCAAAAAAGCTGAGGCAGATGGGATCATAACAAGGAACCAAGCCTCGGTTCTGCACCGCCGGATAGGAACCCAACAGGATCTCATGCCGGACGTTGTGCCGGTTCCTAGGCGCTACCTGGGGAGCGGAGGAGAGCAACACCCATTCTTTAGCCGAGCCTTTGATCTGAGTCAGCCGGCTGAGGGAGGGAGATACTTTGACATGGGGTCCAGGGCTGATGTCACTGGGCAAACCTACTTGTCCGGTGTGGTGAGCACGGTAGGGGGCAAGCGAAAGATGAACGTCTCCGACGAGCTCGCTGAGTCTGTTGTGGCAAGGAAGCCAAAAGAGGAGGGCAAGCTGGCCAGGATTAACTTGTTCGACTCCAAGAAAACCGGATGGAAGTGGAGCAAGAACAAGCCGGCCGATGCTCCTGACACCGTGGTGAGTGTGGAGCAGGGCAACAAGCACTACTACGCCCTGACTACTGAGTCAGCCCAGCCGGTGGACCTGGCGACCTACCCTAAAAAGAAGAGTGAGCCGAGACTTAGGCCAACGACCAGGGGCAAGGTTGTTACCGGAAAAAAGGTTGGTGAGTTTATCTACCAGGGGAAAAGGCGAACCGTTTACGATACGGTAAAGATTGTGTCGCCTCAGAAGGTGAGCCCAAGGCAAGAGATGATGCCCAGCGATGCCTTCTACCCAGCCGAGACAACAGGGGCTCTAAGGGTGCTGTCAAATGAGCTAGGCTATCGCGTGACCCACACGGCTGACAGCAAATATCGTCTCTACGATACGAGCGGTGTACTCATGGGGGTTGCCGCCAGCAAGCAGAGCCTGAGTAACTTGTACAAGCGTAGGGTGGTCGCAAGAAGGAATTGAAAATGGGATGGGCGCGGAGACCGCTGACAATGTCAACCGAGGGCTGTTTGGGGAGGAGCTCGTAATATGCAAGCTGCTTGAAGAGGGGTTCAATGTAGCTAGGCCGATTAAAATAGGCCCGATAGATTTGCTATCCATATGGGAGGGCCAGGTCATCAAGCGAGTCCAGATTAAGTCTGTGTCAACTAGGACAGTTGACCGCCTTCGCTACGAATTCAAGCTGAGCTCTAAGAGGGTCAACGCACCTTACTCTGACGAGTCAGTTGACTGCTTTGTGCTGTGCGGAGTGGAGACAAAGAGCTTTTGGGTGCTCCCTAAAAAAGTGACTAAGAATGTGACCAAGGTGAACTGCACCATCGGCGGTAACGGACAGTATGACCGCTATTTCGATGCATGGTCACTTCTCAAAAAATAGCCTTGTTCTCAGGTACGATGTAGGTACGTTTGGTGCTGCGTTCTTTGGCAGTCAGCGGCATCTAGGTGCAACTTGATGCAACAGTTTTTTTAGGAAAAAGGCTAATGCCTCGGTAGCTCAACGGCAGAGCAGTGGACTCTTAATCAATTGGTTCTAGGTTCAAGTCCTAGTCGGGGTACACCTTCTAAATAGCCTATTTACTGGGCTTTTTCTTCAAAAGCTAAAGATTCAACATTGTCTCAGGTACGCACCTAGGTACGCAAATCCAGCGGACTTTGGCCATGACTTTGTTATGACAAAAAAAAATTTAAAAAAGTGTTTTACACCCTTGTGTTCCTGTGGCGGGTGTTTTACACTCTGTGCATCGACCGACAGGTTGAGATCAGATTAGGCAAATGAAAAATACTACTATTCACCCATTTGAGAAATCGGGCCTAGGTGTTGGCCCCTTTAGGTTGGTTTGCTGTGTGGACATACCTGACCCAGAACACGCTGCCGTTGGAATGGATGCGTCATTGCAGCTCGCAGAGCAAGCAAAGCGCTTTAAGGTAGGTTTTGGGACTTGCGACCATTGTGGCCAGGGGATCATGCATAACGCCGTAATCCGCGACAGCGAGGGCAAGCACTTTGTGGTCGGCCTGGATTGCGCCCAGAAGACTTTCGACCCCTGCCTCGCGAACAAGGCCAAGATTGTCCAGCGCCGGATCTCTCGCGAAAAGGCACAAGAGCGCAAGCGCCTCAAGCATGAGGCTTGGTTGAATGCCGTGTGCGAAACTGGCGAAACGAATGGTGAGCGCCAGGAGCGCGAGCGCCAGGAGCGCATCGCTGAGTCGCAGCGCAGGGAAGCGGAGCATAAAGCCGAGCAGCGTAAGGCTGGTCTAAAGGTGCTCAAGAGGTGGAAGTTCTGGCTGGACGCCACTGGTGCGCGACCTGACACAGAGGGTTTTTTGGGATCGATAGTCACAGGTCTCACACGGGGCCAAGAGCCAAGCGGCAATGGTGTTCGCATTTGCGGAGAGATCTTCGCGAAGGCTCATGGCAGAGGAGGTAGTAAGGCTAACGCTGCTGCCTGGGACTTGTTTGAAGAGAAGCTGGGAGACCTTTGGCTGTGAATACAGAGAAAATCAGAGAGATGGCTATAGAAAACAAAACTACATTCAAGGTAGGTAAAACGTACTACGTCCGGTCACACGGCGATTGGGACTGCGTGTACTCGTTCAAGGTCGTTCGCCGCACACTCAAGACGGTGTGGTTAGAGAGCTGCCACTCACGGGTGACTGAGGTTGTGGACGGCAAGCTAGTGTCGGTTCAGAAGCCCCAGGCTCGCAGGGTGGAGCACTATTGTGGTGGACCGGAGAGCTGCTCACCGCTGGGCCGTTTCGCCATGTCGCCGGTATTGTGCGCGAATGATGACAAACCCCTGGAGACTTCTTATGGCACGTTCAGATAAGAGAGAGACCGCGAACGATGCCAAGGAAAAGGCCGAGCTGAAAAAGCGCATGGCTGCTTCCCTGGCCTGGTCTAGGCGGCTGAGAGAGCAGCAATGCGGTAGGACTTTAGGGCTGTGAGACTTTACACCATCAGGAGAAAACCAACGGCATGGCATGAGGCCAAGGCTGACTGTGTGGTGAAGACCACCAGCTTTCGCGAGGCGCTCACCGTGTACGAGCGATGGGCTCGGTTGGGGCCGGTCAGGGTGGAGCGTGAGGGTGAACATTTTTTGAGCAACCATTTGACATATGAAAAAAACTACAATTACTGAGAAGGACATCGTCTTTTATAAAAAGACTAAGGCCAAGGCTAACACCAAGGAGTTCCGCGAGGCGCTATGGTACAGTCGGTGCTGGGATAAATTGAAGCGGAACTGGGTCAAGCATAAGACTCGGCACACCGAGAAAATCCTAGCCGCTGAAGAGGCTGTCGAACACTTCACCGCTCACTTTAGAGGAGAGTTCAAGTCTCTGTTGTCCCGTGGAACAGCCAAGGGAATCCCTGACGTAGCCGAGCTTGAGCGTGTTTACCATTTGGTATGCCCGAATAAGCCGAGTGCGGCGAGTCGTCGGCAAAACATAGATGCCCTTTGCCGAGGCTTGAGCCACGGTCAGAAGACTTCTTTCGACCCCAAGGCCCAACCCTGCACCAAGATCCTTCCAAGGGCTTTTGAGGTGTGGTTTGACGAGACAGTGGCCGAGCACGATGACGACGTTCTTAAACAGGACCAGACCAAGCGGACCAGGGCCAGCGATTGGAGGAAAATTAAATCCATTTTTAAGAAGAAAATGCTTTCAGCCTTGGAACACCAATTCGGCTGGCCGAAGTCGCTGGTGGACCACCTCCGCACCCTCAAGGACAGGGTCAGCACAGAGGATCTCTCGGCCCCGTTGGATGACCCTCAATACGAGGGGCTTGAGGATAAGGTGAAGGAGACCTGGGCGGCATTCAAACCGTGGAAGTATAATGACCCTAATGGCTACATATTATTTCTCCTTGCAATCGGAGGCGGCTTGAGGTTTAACGAGGCCATTCACGTTCGCTGGGTAGACCTTCGCAGTGATGGTGTCGCCATCGCCAAGCATGGAAACTACAACCCAAAAGGCAGACGCTCGCGAGTAGTGAAAGTTCCTTCAATGATAATCGATCAAATAAGAGAGTTTGAGCCGGCCGAGAAAAAGGGTGAATTCGGTCAGTATTGCATCTCGCACCCTACCCCCCTTAAAGAGGTGGTTTTTGAGCGCAAAGGCTTTCGGCCCTACAAGAAGGTCAGAACAGTAGGCGGCTGTCCCTGCTCCAAAACCGAGCGCTCACAGAGCGAGGGTGGAGTGGCAAGGCGAGTGAACCGGCTGCTCAAGAAGCATGGCTGGGAAGAGACCGGCATCACCAGCAACGTGAAGAAGCTTCACAAGCTGAGGGGCTGGGTGATTACTCAGGTCGCTGAGAACGAGGATATCTATGCGGCCCAGCGCCATGCCGGACACCAGAAGATCGAAACGACGATAGCTCACTACGCTGGTCATAACGCCAAGAAGAAGGACTATATTGGAGAGGGGTTGTTTAATTGAGCAATCAGCGCAAAGAAGGGAAGAAGCTGGTTGCCTCATGGGTCTGGGAGCAAGACCTGGACAGGATCAAGGAAATAGCCAAGGAGAACGACATCTCGGTGTCGGATCTAGTAAAACAAATGATAAGTGATTTAGGCGACATGAGCGACAAAGCGAGGGCGAAAATAATTACAAATACAAAAAAGAATATTTCCTAGGACAGCGGATGTCTCACCGCTTAACGCAACATAACTGGGACACTGAAATAAATAGAACGGTAAAAGTAAATTAATGAGAAACGACAATAACGACAATATGAATAGAAACGAAGCACCTAATGAAATCACAGGCGACCTCCTAAGGAAGGCGAGGGAGGAACAGAAGAAAGTTCATTACGAGCAGGGTCACGCTGTGTTTGAAATGGTTTCAAAACTGGTTAGCCAACGGATTAGGCTGAGGAACATATTTCCGGTGGTCCTATCAGCGGCTGTCGCATGGATAGCAGCGTCAGTCTTCTATCAATCTAGCTATGATGACACGCAGCGCAAGATGAAGCAGTACGCCGAGACGATGCAGGTCTTAATGGGGGCTATATTTGACGACAGTAACCGCTATGTTAAGGCCGAAAAAATTAACAAATATCGGCGTGAAGGTTTTTACGGCGTCCCACATGACTTCACATTCAAGCACTATGCCCCTGAGTGGAGGGAGAACCTCGTTGTCTTTGCAATAGAGCATCGGAGCATAGAGACCTTGGAGCATTTCACCAAGCAAGAAGGTTGGGAGGAACTCGTTTCAGAGGACATGAGAAAGAAGGCTGAAGAGGTGTTGGCTAGTCCGTTGAGCCAGCGGTCACGCGACGATCTGGAGGAAAGCTTGTTAGTGGAGAGCAGTAAGAAGAACGCCCTGCTTGCTTGGTATCACGATAATCCTAAATACCTTGCAAAGGTTGACTTCACGCGCCTAAGCGAGCGCTGGGTTGAGGGGTTTGAGGCGCGAGTAGACAAACTGAAGCTGGCCCCAAAGGTGGAAGCGGAACTGTTCAACATACGAGGACTGCCCTTGGAGGCTAAGCTTGAGGGACTGAATAATACTTTTAAATGAAAGTGAGTAAACTATACGACAAAATAGCGAAGGAAATGTACCTGGCGAACAATGAGAGCCGAGAGTCTATTATAGGAGCAATGACAGCTTATTGCTTGGCGTTGAAGAGTGATGGCAAGGCTGTGCCACTATGGTCAGAACGTGGACTACTAACTGGCGTACATTCGCGCCTTGATTTCTTGAGGGGTGTAAAACACCCAAAGGAGAACTGAGACATGGATAAAATAATAAGAACCAACAATGTATACACGGCGCTATGGTTGGCTGGCTATCTGGCCATCGTTGCGATGATGTTTTGGACATGAGTGAACCATACGAGTATGGAGGAAAGGCATTGCTCAAAAGGCCACAAGCGGCCGAGCGAGTGAATGTAGGAATTCGGACACTTGATAGGCTGGTGAAGCTAAAGCAGATCCCGTTCATCAAGCTTGGACCGAGACTAATACGTTTCTGCCCAGATATGCTGGACACCTGGCTGAGAAACAAACATAACGAAAATCCAGCAAACAACTGAGGGGTGTAAAACACCTATTTGAAATGGAACTAACTGTACCAAACGAAACAAAAGGGTCACGCAACGACTATGAAGAGTTGGCTGGCGGGACGTATGAAGCCATCTGTATCGATGCCATCTATCCGGTGGTTAAACAGTATCAAAACGAGAAGCCGCGCCAGTGTGTGATATTCGTTTTTGAGTTGAACGAGTTGCGAAAGCGCAAGGACGGCGAGCCGGACGACTCACGCTACCAGGTGTGGTCCACTAGCATGACGCTAACGCTGCACAGCATGGGAGCGCTAAAGCCGTTCCTTGAGGAGTGGCTTGGACGCGAGATGGAAACCAATGACAAGCTCATGCTTGAGGACTTCATCAACAAGCCGGCCAAGCTCACGGTCAACCTCAAGAAGAAGAAGAACAAACCAGGTGAGAAGTATGTCAACATAGCTGCTTGCCTCCCTGGAGAAGGCAGCTTTGAGGTGTCCGGCAATTACGAGCGTAAAGATCCGCTAGACTATAGCGACATCAAGTCCAAGAGCGAGGGCAGCAAGGAGGACGCGCCGTTTTGAACAGCATCAAAATTGCAGAGCTCAAGGACATCGGATTTGATCCGCACGATTCTGATCCAATCTTCTTTGACATCGAAACGGGGCCGTCTGAGAAGACGGTCATGGCACAGCACTTGGTCCCTAAGTACAAAGCTCCCTCCAACTACAACGATCCCGAAAAGATCGAAGCGTACATTTTGAAAAAGGAGCAAGAGTTCTGGGACAAGGCTGCATTAGATCCGGTGTCAGGCGAGGTTGTCTCGTTCGGGTTCCGCTACAAGGGAGTCAACTACATCATGGACGAGTTTGAAGACCTCCCTGAGATTGAGGTAGCAATACTGACCGGAGTAGAACGTCTAGCTCAGGTGAGCAATCACCGTCAATGGATTGGCCATAACATCCACGACTTCGACTTACCGTTTCTTGTTCGCCGTTTCTGGGCCAACGGCATGACCATGCCACTGGGCTGGAGGAGTGGGAACTACTGGAACAGTTGGTTTGTGGACACCATGAAAATGTTCGGGCTAGGCAAGTGGAAGGACACCATCAGCTTGGATCGTCTGGCCAGATTTCTAGGCCATACAACGGGCAAGGAGGGTCAGACCGGCGAGAAGTTCCATGAGCTATTGCTGGCTGACCGTGAGGCGGCTCTCAAGTACCTGGACAAGGACTTGGAGCTGACTCAATTCGTTTACGATAAGATGAGCTAGTCATGCCCATTAATTCAAAGAGGAAAGGGAAGGCTAACGAGCTCGCATGGGCTCACATCCTCCGAGACGCCGGATTCAAGGACGCAAGGCGCGGCCAACAATTCAGAGGCTCCGAGGATTCGCCTGACGTTATTTGCGAGCAGCTATCCCTGTTCCACTTTGAGGTGAAGAGCGGGAAACGCATAAACATTTGGTCGGCATTGGACCAAGCATGGCGAGACAAGGGCCAGGAGGAACTGCCGGTAGTTGCGGCACACAAGGACCGCAAGCCGTGGACGGTTACAATGTTGGCCGAAGATTGGCTGACCTTGGTAAAGTTAGCCAAGTCATAGTGGTAAGGGTTGGGTCAGCGTGAGGCATGGTGTGCAGGGAGACCCTGCAACAGGCGCTGTAGTATGCCGCCGCATGAAACACCTCGCGCTGGCCTTATTTTAAACAAGCATGACTTGTGAATTTTGTGGCTACGAATTTGCCGACGATTGCGGCAAGTACGGATGCCCTAACTGTTTAGGAGAAGGATTTAAGGAGATGAGTAAGACAAAACAAAAATCAGATAAAAGAGTAAAGAAGTACCGTGCGATGATGGTTCCAGACCACATCCACTCAAAGATCAAACGCCTAGCCAGGAGTCATGGGCTCCGACTCAACGTGTACCTGGCAAGGTTACTCCGGCAGCAGCTCGCTGGCATGGAGGAACGTGAGTGACAAGAATGGTTAAGGAGGAGGATTTATGAAAGAAAGAACAAGACTTATTAATTTCAGATTAGGACGCAAACATCTGGATACACTGGAAAGGTTGGCTGCGACTAATGACTGCTCCAATACTGAAGTACTTAGGATGTTGTTAGATAATAAAATGTCAGCCTTAGAGCTGATACAGCAAAAGAAACAGGCATTGTTTTGTGACTTAGAAAGGCTTCAGCGTTTAGAGGAATTTGAAATAAATAAGTTGTCAGCGGAGGAACGTGAGTGATGTACCAGGACGAGTCTGGGATGTGTTTGAAGTTAAAGGTCTACCACCAAACATATGTCCCTGAGACTTGCGGTGCTAGTGGGCCGGATACGAAGTATCAAGAGACCTATAGGGTGCTAGGAAATCAGCGGAGGTTGAAGGCGTTGTGTGACCGATACTCTACTTACAGAGACCGAGGTTACGAGAGAAACGTGCGCTATATAAATTTAGTCCTACTGGGGCATGAGATTTGAACTGGTGGAATTTAAAGCGGCTACTGATAGGCCAAGTGTCGCGTCAATTGGTTGAGGTCATGCGCGAGGAGTACCGCAATAATTTTGAAGCAAGATTACATAAATCAGAGGCAGCTAAACTGGCGGTAGCTCACTATGTCAACAGCATGGGGATGCCGTGCTCGCTTAATCCTAGCCTCATGGCTCCTAAAGGAGCAGATCCAGAGCTGTACAAAGATGGCGGCGATATGTACCTCCATTTTCGCACTGAGGTTAAGCATAGGCCCAGCCTCAACTTCACCAGTGCGGAGGACTTCCCTTTCGACACTATAATAGTCTGTGCCAAGGAATCGTTCGACTCCCAGGCTTGCCAGCCCAAGTTCTACTTTGTGTGCAACGGCCCCCTGACTCATGCAGCGCTTATCGACGTTAAGCAGACCAGGGAGCAGTGGTACGAAGAGTCGGTGCGTGACAATGAGCGAGGTTACTCATACATGGCCTACTCCATACCGAAGGAGGCAGCACGGTGGATAGTGCTCTAGTATATGACACTTTTGAGGACAGACTTCTGGCTGCCATCGTTGGAAGGGCAGTCAAGGACTATGTGGTGTCTCGCACCCGCAATCTCATTTGCGCTGAGGGCCGGTTCAATGAGACAGCAATTGCCAAGTGCGAGCGCAAATTGACAGCGAAGGGCGTCTCAAGGTCAGTGGCTTATAAAGCCATGCTCGGTTGCAACCGAGTTGAGATCCGCACCTCATGGCAATTCATGCATGAGGGAGGTTTAGAAATGTTGTTGGAAGCTTTAGCACCAGAGCAAGACCCAAACTTAGTGAGAGAATTCGCGGAACAGGCGATTTTAGGAAAGAAACAAGTGATATGGAAATAAAACAAGTTATGGACCTCACCGTGGCCAAGGAACTGTTCATCGAACCCATTCGGGAAGAATTAGAAGAGGCGGCATCGTTGACGCCTTTGTGGGGCATCTACAAGAAAGGTCTTGTATGGCACAGCATTGAGTGCCGAGCCCTGGGAGAGCGACTGCCCAACCCAAGAACAATACTTCGCGAGGTTGATTCAACTAAGGCCATCGTCAAAGAAGGGGCGAAGTTCAGCAAGAGGGCGTGTTGGACTATCGCCCGTGACGGGACGAGTGAGTTGTGCATTTCAGGGAGAGGGCCAGGTTGCATAACCGATTACCATGTGCTCAGGCATCTGCGGGAGGCAGAAGAAAAGGGAGAGGAAGATGCTTTGCTCCTGTTTTGGCTTATTTATTATCACCGTGTCTTCAGAGGCCGGCAAGGTATCCGCGAAGAGGTGCTAGACGGTTACATTGCGATGCTGATGGTGAGGGAGTATCTGTCTTTTATTAAGTATATCAACTTCAATCACGCATGGTTGCGAGAGGGGTATTGTACCTGGTCCGCTATCCCAGACACTATAGGGCCGGCTATTAAAAAGATTATGGAAACTGAAGAAACGAAAGGAGAGTTGCATGGAAATTGAAGAAATGAAGGACAGGCTCCCTATGCCCCAGTTAATGGACCGCCTAGGCATTGGTGAGGAGTTTCAAAGGCGCTCATGTAGGTCACCGTTTCGGGAGGAACGAAAGCCCAGCTTTGGCATCTTTGAGCATGACGGCCGATGGTTCTGGAAGGACCACGGCGTGAACAAGAGTGGCGACGAGATCAGCCTCATCATGGAGGCCAAGGGCTTCGACAAGCGACAGGCTATAGAGTTCTACCGTGAGCTCGTAGGGGCTCGCGAAGCAACCAAGTCAATCACCGTTAAGAAGCTGGACCAATCGAAGATCGACGAGATCTCGCTCTGGCGAGGGTACAAGCCCCTGACGGTGGAGCTGCTATCTGACCGAGGGCTGCTCGTTAACATCGATGGCCAGGTCGCTATTCCGGTGAAAGCTGGGCGCGAGATGATGGGCTATCATAAACGATTCAGCGACGGCCGATGGATGTACTCCCCGAAGGGAACGCCAGCCCTGCCGCTGATCATCGAACCTGTCAGGGATGCTGCCAGCACAATCGTATTTGAGTCCCAGTGGGATGCCTTCGCATACATCGACCTGGCCGGCTGGCCGGAGCATCAGCGCATCGTTGTGACTCGCGGAGCCGCCAATGCCGCCAAGCTGCAAGGCAAGACGGTAGGTCCGGTGATCCTGTTCCTACAGAACGATGAAGCCGGCGAGAAGTGGGCTCACCAATGCTGTGACTACATCGATGATGTCAGGGTATGCACCGCTCGGCCTCCGGCCCCGCACAATGACCTCAATGATTGGCTCAAGGATGGAGCGACAATGGAGGACTTGCTCAGGTGCATAGGCTCGGCCTCAGTGATCAAGGCCGGCCCTGAGAAGGATATTATGAGCTGGGACGACCTGGACGAGTCAACGCCTGACCCTGACACCCTCATCGGTGACCGCTGGATGTGCAAGGCCGGCTCATGTCTCTGGGTAGGTCCGAGTGGCGTTGGCAAGAGCTCGCTGACCCTCCAGGCAGCACTCACCTGGGCCGCTGGGTTTGACCTGTTCGGTATGACTCCGGTAAGGCCGCTCAGAAGCCTCATTATTCAAGCGGAGAATGACGCTGGTGACGTTAGAGAGGCTGTCCAGGGTGTTCGTAGGGGTCTGCCTCATCTAAGCGCTCAGTGGCCCGATTTGAAGCAACGAGTGAGCATCGTCAGTAAGGCTGACTGTACTGGGACCAAGTTCCTCGCCTATGCCGAGAGCATGGTCAAGGCAGTGCAGCCAGATCTGCTCTGGATAGATAATGTCCAAGCCTACCTGGACGGTGATGTATGTAGCCAGCAACAGGTGATGGCGTTCCTCAACCCCCTCCGAGCGTTGGCTCTTGAGACGGGAGTAGCTGTCCAGCTAATCCACCACACAGGCAAGTCAATCACCGGCAACAGGACTGCACTGGATTGGTCCTACATAGGCAATGGATCTAGCCAGCTCACCAACTGGGCCAGAGCAGTGATGGTGCTGATGCCTGACGATGAGGAGAACTATGGCGTGTTCAATCTCAGAGCTGCCAAGCGAGGGACTCGCGCCAAGCTATGTGCCTCTGGAGGCTTCCCCAGTGACATGGTAAAAGTAAGGCATGGATCGACAGGAATCTGCTGGGCCGAAGCATGAGCGTTTGAAAGAGCTTGAGATAACACCGAGGACATGGATCTACACTCAGAGCTTGAGTGACGGGAGAACCTTCGTCCAGGCTCTGCAATTGGACGCAGACGGCAACACCAACCTCATCATCCGCAACGCTTCCCTGGAGGCGTACACCAAGGAGAGAGCCTGGTGGATACGCGAGTCTGTCCTAGAGTGTAGCTGGCTAACCGACATGAAGGGGCTTGAAGAGGAAACCGCCGGCCTACTGAGCGCCATCCCCGCCAAGATCCTTGAAGGGGAGATAGACGAGTGAATTTGGGCGGGACAACCTCGCAACAACGCGAGACACCGCCTTCCTCCGGTATGAACTGGGCAACACAGGGACTGCGGAGGAGAATTACGCTAGGTATACCTAGGCTATCCTAGGTAATCCTCTAGGATAATAAATATAGGTTAAGCTAGGTATACCTAGGTTTAAGCTAGGTTAAGAGAGGTAAGGAATTATAAGGAGACATGGACAAGTTCTGTCAAGCGTTATGTGAGAAATTCGGCGGCAAGATCGTCCATGAAGTGGGGCCGAAGGACTACATCCACCCAGCCATCCTAGATGTGGTCGATTGGTCGGTAGGTGATGATCCCGTCTGGGCTAACAATCCGAGCTTATCCTCTTACAGAGCCAGAAAGAAAGCTGAGGCTGAGAGAGCAAAAAAAAGACTATTGAGGACAGAAAAGGACCAGCTAAAATCCTACCTGAAGTCGATGAGCAATCGCGCAAGGCGAGCCAAGTATGCCAGCACCTGACCCCAAGAAGGTATCGAAGAACCACCTCATTAACCGAGACCCTGCCAAGTACAAGGCTATCGTGGACGGGCTCAAGCGAGGGAAAGGCATGGTGCAATTGGCCAGCGATATGGGAGTCGCACCGAGTACCGTCCAGCTAATCCGAGAAGATCACAGGGATGAGCTACCCAATTGGAAGAGGAGAACGGTTAAGGCTCTTAGTGAAGCCAGCGAAGGGCTCGCTCAGTCTCTGGTAGAGGGCCATGAGAACATACCCTGGCAGAGTAAGGCGTTGAGCCTCGGCATAATCCTGACAAAGATTCAGGAACTAACCAACACCATGCCCACAAATAAAGTAACCCATGAGCATACAATCACCCATCAATCGCTCTTAGGTTCATTTAAGGACATGAAACAAGCAACTCAAGTCATTGAGGTTCAACAGGATGATGAAACCAAGCAAATCGATGGCTAGACTCCCCAGGTACGCAAATAGGTACGCAAATAGCTCACACTTGGGTGAAAATACGCCTATTTTGGCCTGTTTTGAGCATATGCGTGAGGATGACGCAAAAAGAGGGGGGGAGGGGGTCAAAATGGGCTATTCCGGTCAGTTGGCAACGGGTTATGCGATATAGATTTTTCGCCCAAAAAGAGCATGAACGAGGCAGAACAGCTCCATATCCTAGAGGAAAAGCTAGAATCCGCTCTCAATTGGGGCCGAGAGGAGCTGGACCTCAGTTTCTTGGGCATTCTGGGAGTATTGGAGAGCATCAAGTTCGGGCTTTTGTGCGAAATGCATGGATTAGACGAGGATGACGGCGAAGAAGAAGAGACCTACTAGGGACCGGCTGGCGTTTTGGAGGAAAAACTACCTTAACCCCAGGTTGGTGAGGGTTGAGTTGGATGACGGCGAGATCGCGGATGTGATTGTGAGGGACAACTCGCTTTATTGCCAGGGGATGGAGTTTCCGGTGAGGTTAGAGGGAGAGAATTTTTATGAGCAACGAGTACCAAGGCAGAGAGGTAAATTATGAGCAAATTGTGGCTACTGTATCAGAGCAACTGGGGTTGGAGACAGCGCAGGGCAAGAGAGCGTTGGCACTCGCGCTTGAGTGCGTCCGACTCTTGGACACCAAGCAACAGGATTACGGTCCAAACAACATTTCCTTTTCTGGAGAGCTTGGAATTGCTGTCAGAACACAGGACAAGGTCTGCCGCTTGAGGCATATTTTAGGTAAGGGCGGCGAGGCCAACCATGAGGCCAAGCGGGACACCTACATGGACATGGCGAATTATGGCTTAATTGGCATGATGTTGGACGATGGTAGCTGGCTTAAAGGATCTTAATATCACGCCGCATCCGGTGTTACCCGTGCCGGACGAGGAGATGGTGAGGGCTGTGTTGGCTCAGCCTGGTGGAGATGAGAAGCTGGCTAGTTATTTGGTGGAGCGAGAGGGCCAGATTCAGCGGGAGCGCGATGATCCCTTTAGTTTTGGATATGAGCCGGACAACTGGAGGGATGCGGATGAGTTACTGGAGAAATTCGATGAGGTGCTCATCAACGGGGGCAATCGGGCTGGAAAGTCGGAATATGCCGCCAAGCGAGTGGCCCAGATGGCGGTGAGAATCCCGAATGCCCGAATTTGGTGCATTCACACAACGAGCATGAGCTCGGTCCAGATGCAGCATCCCTTGGTTTACAAGTATCTGCCTTTGGCGTGGAAAGCGGCGAAGAAAAACAAGGTGACCAGCATTCTGTACAGCCAGAAAAACGGGTTCGGGAACAACACCTTTGTGGGGCCGAATGGGAGCCAGGTTACCTTCCTTAATTTTGCTCAGGAAAAACGGGTGATTGAGGGTGGAGAGGTGGACATGGTGTGGATCGATGAGGGCTTTGACGAGTTGGATTGGATTGAGACGCTCAGGTATCGGCTTATTACCAGGCGAGGATTGGGTGATGGACGGGGGAAACTGCTGATGACATTCACTCCGATCACTGGGTTCTCTCCGGTGTGCAGGGAGTACCTGGCTGGGTTTGAGACGCTTGAGAGCCGCCCTAGCGAGCTTTTACCTGGCCAGAATGTGAAGGGCTGCAAAATAGCCGAGATGCCTTATATCGCAAAATCGGGGCGAGGAAACAGCGCCGTGATGTGGTTTCACACGGTGATGAACCCCTACCAGGATTGGCAGAGCATGGTGAAGCAGCTCAAAGGCCGGCCGAAACAGGAGATCAAGATCCGAGCCTATGGATTTGCTGATGACGCGACGACGACTCAATTTCCGCAATTCAAGAGCCACAACATCATCCCGCATGACAAGATCCCAACGGAGGGGGTCAGTCGATATTTCGCTACGGACCCAGGGGGCCAGAAAAATTGGTTCATGCTATGGCTGGCCTGTGATGAGCACGGGAGGCGATATATTTATCGGGAATTCCCAGATGCCTCTTGCGGGGAGTGGGCCGTGCCTGGGCCAGGTGATGGGAA